GACAATGCACTTGTCATGTTAGTTCCTAAAACTTCAAAATCTTTGTTAGCTGAAACATGAAGTGCTAGTGCTGAAGCATCATCTGCATCAGGGTCAATAATGTTTACTGCGTTTAATTTAGGAAGTTGTTTAAACCACTCTTCTAGGTAATACCTACGAGTGTCTTTAAGACCGCCATGTATTGTTCTGTCTTGAATTAATCCAGTAGTAGTGTTTTTACTTACTACTTGAAAATTGTTTTCAGAGCGGACTGCTCCTGAAAAAGTTGTGTTAGCCATTTAAATCTCCTTGTCTTGGCAAATGTCAGTTACACCATGTAACTGTCAAGGTTTAATTTACTATAACAAAAAAAAGGGCGACTGAAAAGTCACCCTTTTAAAAAAAACGAATAATTATTCGTTACGCAGCTCCAGGTGAGCCAAACACACAACGAGGATCTGAAAAACCAAAGGCATAACGCTCTCTAGCTTTATATCTCATGTTGCCTGTGTCAAAGTCTGCTTCCATGCTTGTGCTTAATGGTAGTCTTTCAAAATATTTGAACCCATTTGGAGCATCAGTTTTAATGAAAAACGCATCTGTGTCTGTTAAGAAATGATTAATTACATAACCATCTGGTAACATACCCATATTTTTAGTTGCGTTTACATCATTGTCAGCAGTTCCTGGTCTTAAAGTAGACTCAAGAAGTCTATCTGCAACAAATTGAAGCGCTGGTGGAACAATAAGTTTCATTCCTCTTAATGCAACAATCATATTACGCTCATCTACAAAATTAGAAATATCAATTAATGAATTTTCTAATGATGTTTCATTCAAATCAGCTGCAGTGGATAATTCATTTCTGAATGTTCCTCCACCACCCAAGACATGAGCTGTAGAACATAGTTCTAGTCCATCACCGCCTGTGAAGTTTGAATCAAACGCGTTATTTAAAGTTGCAGCAGCTTTCACTTGCTTTGTGTGAGCCATTGACCTTGCTAATGCTTTTGTATATCTAGCGCCAAGTCTATCATATAGATTATCTTCCATAGCTTCTTCTGTTAAAGCAAAAGCTAAAGCGATAGTTTCCATAGTATATCTTGATGTATATACTTCATTTGCACTGTCAAAAGTTACTCCAGCACCTTCAGATTTCGTTGCAGCATTGCCAAATCCACTCAACATTACTTCTTCTTCAAACGCTCTGTCTGAAGATTCTGTTTCATAAATTTCTTCATGCTCTCGGTCATAACGATTATATTCCATTCCGAATAAAGCGTTCAGACCAGGTTCTAACTCTTTGACGAGTTGTGCTCTTGATATAGCCATAATCTAACCTCCCTTACGCTAATCCGGCAGACTTCTGTCCAAATATGTGGTTTTGAATCACACAATAAACATTAGTCGCATCTGATGATACATCTGAATTTTCTGGATCTTGAGAAATATCAATAACTTTTACTGATAAATTAGCGGTGGTAGCACCATCACTAACATTTAACTCAGCGCCAGAAATTCCTGTTGTAGTAGACCCTGAACTTGTATAAACAATGTCAAAGTTACCTAATAAATCTGCTACTGGAAATGCAGCATTACATTGAATTTCAAAGATAACATTTGGGTCATCTATAATGAAAGCCTCAATGTCTGAAGCATTTGTTGAAGCAGGGTAATAATTGGAAAAGGTTTCTTTTCCAGTTGTTGGGTCAGTATATCTGCACCCATTGAATACACCAACAATCGGTACTGTACCTCCATCAGCGTGTACTTCTACACCGCCGCCAGTGACTTGGGCAACCATGTCACCTTGAAAGATAGCAGTATCATAATTAGCAGCGATTCTATATCGGCTTTGACCGCCAGTGTAGGGTGCTCCCCCTATCATCTTGACTGGTCTCATGCCAAAAGCAGCATCTTGATTTGCCATTATTTTCTCCTAATAAGATAAATTAATTATTATTCCTTTTGCCACCAAAAGCGACTTGGGATTTTCTATCCTTAGATATTGGCATAGCTGGATTTGACTCTTTCATCAAATCTCTATCTACAGCCTCCATCTGAGTACTTGTTTTTTCCCTAAAATAGTCATTTCTTTCATTAACTATTTCTTCTGGAATCCGTGCTAATATAAGACCACCTTGACCAATTACTCCGGCATTTTTGCCTTCATCAATCACAGGGGCATCAAAATCAGGGTAATCTTCAGCACGCACTAATTCATAACCCTCTCTTTGCCGCTTATAGATATTCGCTTTATCATCGTAATCCATAACTCGTTCTCTAATCCATCTGTGTTTATAACCCACAGGCGCTTCAGGAGCTTCTAATGTAGATGGAGGTGTCCAGTGTGCTTTTCTTGCCTGCTTTTCACGAGTTGCAGTTTCTCGGTTTGAACGATCAACCATTCCATTATACTCCTTTTCTGGTTTCTATTTTCGCCACCTCTTTTGCATATTGCTCTAAAGGTATGCGCATTTTTTTAGCAAAAGCGACTTGACCTGGAGTCAACTCAATTTGCTTTTTCCGCCCACTTGATATGGCTTTGCCATTAGCAGGTGCAACAGTTTGGGCGTTTTTTCTGTTGCTCTGAAACTTATGTGGAAATTCTTTCTTCATTCTTAAATCAATTTCCTTGTAATAATCATCTGTTGATGGATCAAAACCCTCGGCACCAACAATTTGTTCATGTATAGCTTGAGCTCCTCTGGTCATAACCATGTCTTGACCAAACCAAGTGTTTTTATCAAGCCATCCTTGTAATTTAGGATCTATTTCTTGTTTTTTAGGGACTTGCTTTTCTTGGTTGCTTTGTTCCTCATTGCTTTCAGTTCCTTTTGTTTGCTCTGCTCTAACTTTTTGGATTCTAAGTCTTTCATTCTCAATAGCGAGTTTAGCCATGAGGTCACTCGCTTCAGACATTTTTTCAGCATCTCCAGCATCAAAAGCCTCCTTATATAATTTTTTTGCTTGTGCGGTTTGAGCTTCAATTCGATTCCCAAACTCGGAAGTGTAGCCATTATTTAATTGCTCAAGTCTTTTAGTTAGTTCTTCATTTTTTACCTTTTGGTCTTGAGCAAATTGATAAGCAGCTTGTGCTTCTTCTAAAGCTTGTTTTCTTTTTGCAGTTAATTGATTAATACGCTTTTGAACATTCTCGCTGTAAGTTTCTAATTCTTCACCAGAATCATCTGAACGAACTTCTGTTCGCTCTTCTTCTGGTTCTTCTTTAGGCTTTTCATCCACAACTTGTTCTGGATTTTTATCCTCTTGTTCTTCTATATCAATTACAACATTTTCTTCAGAAGGTTTTTCTTCTGTAATTTTTTCTTGTACTTCATTCATCATGCCCTCCACTATACATAAGAAATATCTGTTGGATCAAGTATTTTTGCAATAATATTGTCGTCATTTATGATTCTTAGCTCTAAATTCTCAACTTTAAACCTATTTCCAGCATATCTGCCCATAAGTACCCATTCTTTTTCGGTACAATAGGCTCCATTTGGGAATTTATCAGAATCTTTATAAGCATCTGGACCAAGTTTTACGACATATGCAACAATAGTAGCATGACTTTCTCTTTCACGAGTCTTATCAGGTATAAAAACACCACCTTTTGTTTTTTCAGAAACATAATAAGGTATTACTAATAACCTATAACCTGTTGGTTTTGGCAACCTCATTAAAACAGAAGAATCAATCTTTGATGGATCTTTAGAATTTTCTGTTGTTTCTTCTTTTTCTTGAAATGCTTTGTTAATAGCACTTGGTGTAGGATTTATATTTTTTTGTGCCAAAATCCTTTCTGGCACATAAAGATGTTTAGGCATCCTCTATTCCTTTCATCGAGGCTTTTAATTCTTCTTCAACCCAAGTCATGCCTCGTATCTGACCTGTAATAAACCGATAATCCTCTATAGAGGTTATCGAACCATCTGCTAAAGATTGAGTTAATTCCTCTTTTCTTTGGCGAATGTTCTTATAAATATGTTCAGCTAATTTAATACCATCCATTATTATTCTTCTTCAATGATTGTTTGATCCCTAGGTAATTCTGTTTTTTCACCAATAACTACTTTACACATAGGGCATTGATACACATTTTTCAACTCTGTTTTTGTTAAAGCAATCTTGCACCTTTGGCATAAAATTCTCATTTAGTTAAGCCTTTTTGCTTCTCGTATGTCCGCAATCCACCAATTCCCAACATTCCGCCCAAAACAGTTAAAAGTGTACCCATATCAAATTCAGGAAGCTCTGGTAACTCTGCACCAGCAAATGTTGCACCAAATATAATTAAATCTTTAAGAATAAAATGATATGCAAACGCAATAGCGCAAACCCATCCCACCGCTGGGCGCCAACCTCCTTTAAATACAGACCCACTTGCAGCTTCAGCTTTATTTATTTCTAACTGACCAAGTAAAGCCTCTTGCGCGTGTTTTTCGGACATTGTGGCTATCTCGTGGGCGAGCTTTGCCTTTTGATCCTTATCTTCTATGAATTTATCTAAAAGTCCAGTTACTGGCCCTATTAAAGCTTGTAACATATCTACCTCCTAATATATTTTAGTATTCTTTTCATCTACATTTGGAATAAGTTTACACATACATTTATAACTTTCAATCTTTTCTGGTATCGTTACCTTTTGCTCATTTAACCTTTCTGAATAATATAAACAATCATTAAGATTTCTAAAATGAACAGATGCGTTTAAATTTAAATTTAAATAACACATTAACATAAAAGTTGTCATTTTCCCTTTTTAGAATTTAAATGTTCTTTTAAAAAACTTAATGATGTACGAACTTTTGAAGAAAAATATTCATTAATTTTTTCAAGATAAGACAAAAATTTTATTAACAAATTTTTCATTTTTTATTCATAAAAGCTGAAGCACCCATGTAAGCACCAACAATTCCAGCACCACTAATATAAAAAAGATTACTAATATCTGCAAGAGCCTTGACCCTTTCAATATCAACCACAAACATCGCAGCAGTAAATACACCCATAGCAACCAAACTGGCAGTCGCCATACGCCTTTGCGCTCTTTGTTTGCGTAAGTCATGTTCAAGCTTTTTAATTTCTGTAACATGATTTAACTCTTCATCACTTACTATCCCATCACCATCTTTATCGTATTCCGCATAAATAGATTCTTTTTGAAGTTTCTTTTGTGCCATTATTTTAACATCTCATTCCCATGCCATTTAACACTTCCATCTTTTTCTTGCTTGTCGCAGTCTGCTATTAGGGTTTTTAGCTGCTTTAGGAAACTTTTTCATTTGCCCTGCACTTCTTGCACAAAATGACTTTCTTCTTTTAGCTGCTTTACTTCCCTTTTTAACTTTACCTGTTACCGCAGTTTTAAGTTTACTGCCCGGATTTTCTCTACGATACTTGGCTACACCTTTAGCAGTCATACCTGCACCTTTTTTGGTCGGTCTTTTATGACCCCCTTTTATAGTGTAACCTTTCATGACTTCTTTTTCTTTGGAAACCCTGCTTGCATATTTTTATATGCTTTATCTGTTATAGTTGATTTAGATTTAGTTTTACTTGTACCCGCTTTTTTCTTTTGGTTAATATTATAGTAAAGACCTTTTTTAACCATCTTACCAGATTTAGTTTTGTGCATTCCTGTTTTTGCCATTTTGTACTCCTACTTTTTCCTTAACATTTAATACTTGTATCACTTTAACATCTCATTTAATCCAAATACTTCTAGTATCATAAAGGTAAAAAACAATAACAATACTCCACCTGCAATTAATTTTCCACTAAAATTAGATGAAGCAATCCTTGTTGCAATAAATTCATTTCCTAAAATTCGTAATACAATTTCAAAAGAGTGTTCGTTTACATTTATTGATACTGGTTTTTTTTCTTCTTTTTTCTTATCTTCTGTCAT